GGTACAGACGCAGCTTCTGGTGGTACTTTAAAACTAAATGAAGGTACTAATAACGGTACAAGTTTCGTAGGATTAAAATCTCCTAACGCATTAACAAATACAGTTATTTTTACATTACCTGATGGTGATGGTTCTGCCGGACAATTTTTAAAAACAGACGGTTCAAAAAATTTAAGTTTTGGTACAGTTAATCAGTTTATTGATTTAGCAGGTAATACAGGAACAGACACATACAATACAGCAGAAACACTTACTTTTACAGGTTCAGGTGGTTTAATTCAAACAGTTACAGATAATACAGTTACCGTAACTGCCACAGCATTAACAAATGCTAACTTATCAGGTAGTGCAGCTATCTCAAATGGTAACTTAGCAAATCCTACAACTACTTTAGGTACATCTACATTAACATTAGGTGCAGCTACAACAGACATTGCAGGTTTAACATCATTAGTAGTAGATACTATTACAATTAATGGTGCAACAGTTTCAACTACATCTGGTAATACAGATATTGTAATGTCGCCACATGGCACAGGTACAGTTACAGTACCAAGTGGTTATGAAGATAGAGCAGGATTTACAACTAACTCATTAGCAAACAAAGCTTATGTTGACCAAGTTGCACAAGGACTAGACGCAAAGCCATCAGCTAGAGTTGCTACTACAGCAAACTTATCAGCAACATACTCAAACGGTACTGCTGGTGTTGGTGCAACATTAACAAACTCTGGTACACAAGCTGCTTTTGCAGTTGATGGTGTAACGCCAACAACAAATGATAGAGTTTTAGTTAAAGACCAAACAACAGCTGCTGAAAACGGTATCTATGTTTTAACAACCGTAGGTTCAGGTTCAGCGAATTGGGTTTTAACAAGAGCAACTCCTGAAGACCAACCTGCCGAATTATCAGGTGGTTCATTTATCTTTATAGAAGAAGGTACTGCTAACGGAGATAATGGTTATGTATTTACACACACAGGCGCTCCTACTTTTGGTACAACTGCTTTAGATGTAACACAATTTTCTGGTGCAGGTCAAATTAATGCTGGTGCAGCTTTAACTAAATCAGGTAACCAAATGGATGTTGCAGTTGATGATAGTTCAGTAGAAATAAACGCAGACGCATTAAGAGTAAAAGCATTAGGTATTACTAACTCTATGTTAGCAGGTAGTATTGACGGTGCAAAGATAGAAAACTTTACTTTTACAGACGAAAGTTCTACACAAGGTGCAGTTCAAATAGGTAACCCTATGGAGTTTTTAGCAGGTGAGGGTTTAAACACAACTGCTTCAGGCAATAAATTAACAATTGCTGGAGAATTAGCAAGTTCATCAAACATTGGTGTGGCTAAATTTCATTCAGATAATTTTTTGGTTTCATCTGGTGATGTGACCATAACAACAGTTGACGGAGGTTCATTCTAATGAAACTATGGGCAAAACTTAAAAATTGGATAACAAAACCTTATATGAAACCATTGGTTTTAAAAAAGAAGTGGGAAATAGATTTAAAAGGTTTAAAAGATAAAACAAAAAAAGAATTAGAAAAATTAGGTAGAAAAGTCGGTGTTGAATTAGACAGACGACTAACTAAAGATAAATTAATAAAAAAAATTAAGAAACATATTAAATAATGGCAACAGTAATAAAACCAAAAAGAAGTGAAGTAGCACTTTCTGTTCCAGCAGCTAACTCATTAGCAGTTGGCGAGTTGGCAATGAATGTTACAGACGGTAAGTTTTATACAAAAACAACAGGTAATGTTGTTAAAGAAGTTGGTGGTGCAGGTGCAGTTACTTTACAAAGTGTTGTAACTTCAGGTGCAACAAGTAACCAAGATATAACTTTAGATGGTGCAAACTTAATATTTGAAGGCTATCAAGCAAATGCATTTGAAACTATTTTAACTGCTGTTGAACCAACTACCGATAATACTGTAAGTTTACCAAATTCTTCAGGCACTTTAGCCATGGATGGTGACGCTTTGGCATACGGAATAGTTTTCGGAGGATAATAAATGGCGAGTACATTTAAAAATGCTGGTGCAACATTAACAACAACCGACTCTGGTGCGTTATACACAGCACCTGGTTCAGGTCAAGCCGTAATTCATGCTTTATATATTACAAATAAATCAAATGCAAATAACGGATTTGTTGATGTAAAAGTTACGACAGACGGCGGTTCAACATTTTTTCATGTAGCTAAAAAAATACAAATACCACCATCAAATACTTTAACACTAGATAAACCAATAAATTTAGAATCTAATGATAAATTAAGAGTAATATCACATGCTTTACCAGATTCATCATCAATTGATTTAGAAGTCTATGCTAGTATATTGGAGATAAGTTAATGGGTCTTTTATTACCTAAAAATACAAATAACGAACAATCAAAATTTAATGGTATTCGTAGAACACCAGATGGTATGTTATATCTAACATCAATAGACCCTAATACTGATAGTGATTCTATTCAGTATTCAAATTATTTTGAACCAGGTAAATCTGATACGGTTCCAAAAGACGGTTCAGATTATGTTGAAGAAAGATTAGAATTATTTAATCTTCAGTATTTTACTGGCGATGGTTCTACTTTAACTTTTACTTTAAATGCAACTGGTATGACTGCTGAAGGCTTAGCAGTTTTCTTTGATGGTGTTAGAAAAACAGCTTATAATGATTACTCTGTATCAGGCACAACATTAACATTTGTTTTAAAACCAGTAAATAATAGTGCGATTACAGTAGGACAAATAAATAAAAGATATAAAAATAACGATAGTGATAGGTACCAACAATTTACATTTGACCAAAATACTACAGCTACTTATGTTATAAATAGTAGTGGAGATTTGGTAAGAAGAGTGAATCATGAAGGAGGTCAAACATCCACTAGTGATGACTTTGACACTTTTGAAAGTTCAACAGCAAGTGTGGCTAATACTACTTATCAAAGCGCAGTATAGGAATATAAATGGCAGATTTTAAACTAGGAAGAATTAAATTTAAATGGAGAGGTGATTGGGCAGCTTCAACGGCTTATGTTGTTGATGATATTGTAAAGTATGGTGGTAATTCATACACCGTTGTTACAAATCACACATCACAATCTTCTTCAGCAAACTTTTATACAGATATAGCAAAATACTCTTTACACACAGAGGGTTTATTTTTTAAAGGTGATTGGGCAGGCTCAACTCATTACAGATTAAACGACCTAGTTAAATACGGTGCGTTTCAATATAGAACAACAACTCAACATACATCACACGCTTCAAACTTTGACCCTAGTAAATTTGAAGTATATGGTGAGGGTTTTCAATTTGAAGATTCTTATAACGCAAGTACGGTCTATCAAGATGGAGATGTAGTAACTTATGGTGGATATTCATATGTTTATATTAATACAACACCAGCTGCAGGACAAACACCAACAGACAACTCACATTGGGATGTGCTTACAACAGGTTTTAAAGCTTTAGGTGCCTACTCACACGGAACAACTTACAAAACAGGTGATACGGTTCAATACGGTGGTAACAATTATGTTTGTATAGCAAATCATACAAGTCAATATCCAGCACAAAGTTCAGGTGCTACAAGTACAACATATTGGCAATTAAACCTTGAAGGATTTAATTACAGAGCAGCTTATAATTCTAGTACGACTTATAATATTGGTGATGTAGTTAGATTAACTTCTACAACATATGTTGCAATACAAGACAGAATTACAAATGTTTCTCCAGATTCAGACGGTGCTAAATGGCAAATAATGGCACAAGGAGATTCAGGTGCAGTATTAAGTACAAGAGGTGATATAATTAGACAAGGTTCTGCTGCTACTGAAAGATTACCAGTAGGTGTTTCAGGAACAGTTTTAACAACAGACGGAACAGATACCGTTTGGTCAACTCCTACAAGTAGAAATGTATTATATGTTTCAAATTCAGGTAGTGATTCAAGTGTTGGTTCACAATATCAACCTTATAAAACAATAAAATATGCATTAGAACAATCAGGCTCAGGCGATATTGTTAACATTGATACAATAGCAGGTGGTACAGGCGGTACTCCTGCAACATATAATAATGTTACTCAAACATCTTCAAATGGTTCTGGTACAGGTTCAAAATATAGAATTACAACAGACGGTTCATCTACACCTACAATTGAGATAATTGATGGTGGTAGCGGTCATGTTGAAGGCAATACAATTACAATTAATGGTTCTAGTATAGGTGGTGCTTCTAATCTTACTTTTAATGCAACATCTGTTTCAGCAGGTGATGTAATTTATGTAGCAAACGGAATTTATAAAGAATCTTTACCTATGATTGTGCCAGCTGGCGTAACTTTGAGAGGTGAATCTTTAAGAGGTACAGAGGTAAGACCTGCTTCAGGCACAGGTACACAAATTAAAACGGTTTCAATTACAACAAACACAAGCAGTGCTACCAACGGGACATACAATTATATTCATGCGAGTGCAACATCAGGAAATGGTGTAGCTGCAACAGCAGTATTTAATATTACAATAGCTGGTGGTGCTGTTAGTGCAGTTACAGTATATCACGGCGGTAAAGGTTTTGCAGCTAATGATACAGTAACTATTCCAGCTGCTTCAATAGGTAATGGTGGTAATTTAGTATTAACGGTAACTGCTGTTGAAAACAATAACGCTTCTAAAATGTTATTGTTAAATAACTCAACAAATGTAACTCAATTTACATTTAAAGGATTAACTGGCACACCAGGTGCTGGTGCAACTGCTAAAGCTGCCGTTACATCTTTAGACCCTAGTGGTTCTATTTCATCTGCTTCACCTTATATTCAAAACTGTTCCTCTGTAAATTCTAGTTCAACTGGTATTGAGATTGATGGTAATTTACACACAGCAGGAAATAAATCAATTCTTGCAAA